CTAAATGCATGGAAACCATTAACACCTATGTCACTTTCGTTACCATACTCGTCAAACTTTTGTTCTGCTTGTTTCCAAATAGTAGCAAATGTATCTTCGTCACTATTTGGTGTACTAGTAATAATAGCACGACCACCTGTTGCTAGTGTAGGTGAAATTGAAGTCCAAAACTCTTCTGCAATGTTAGGTTGTACGAATGCAAACTCGTCACAATATAGAAGCGAAATAGATAAACCACGTCCAGTAGTACCTGTAGTCGTTTGACTGAGTATTCTACTACCGTTTTCAAACTCCATACTACCTTTGTTATAACTTGTTACGCCTGCACGTATATGATCTGGACAAAGTTCATACACATAGCGTATCCTTGACATAATCTCTTGCGCACCTGTATACTTGTGTGCAGCAATAAGAATAGTTTGGTCTGGATTAAACATTGCATACCAAGCAAGATAGATAGCAGCACATGTTGTCTTACCAGTCTGTCTAGGCATCATGTTAATGTTAAAACGGTAGCTGTGATAGCTGTGCATCAAGCGTAGTTGATATTCGTAAGGATCGAACAGCAACTTACCTTTTACAGGATGTTGAATATGTGCAAACTTACGAGCAAAATACAAATACCCTTCATCAGGATCCATACATTTCATTAGATCCTGTATTTGTGCTTCTGTGTACGTTTCTTTTTGATTGGCTTTTTTTGTTAATACGCCGTCTAAACTTTTACTCATGTATATACTTATCCAAAAAAATAGCGCCCGAAGGCGCTACTGAGTTGGGGGGTAATAGTTTACTTTTGTCTTTCGGCTAGAGCTTTTTGTAATCTTGCTTTTAGACTTTCTACATTCATAGGATTATCACCGCCAGCTGTTGCTGGATAAGAATCTTTTTCCTTATGTAAATCATCTCCGCTTGGGATCATATCGCTAACATCGCCTGCGTTTGATGTCATATAAGTGTCATCGGGTTCTGTAGTAGCATCGCCAAAACCTCCATCGTCTTCTTCGGTAGCGATTTGCTCATCTGCTGATATCATTCTTATCATGTCGCCCATGTCCGGTTCAGCTGGACCTTCTGGTTCAGACATACCACAACCGCCCGGCTTAGGCATTGGACCGTGGATTTTACCGCATATTGGGCAAGGTTTTGGACCTGGATTAATATCATCAATATCAACAGTTTTTGCACCTGGTGCGCCTGCAAGTTGCATCATACGTAATATTTCAGCAACTTCGCTTGCATCAGCACCATTGATGTTGATGCTTGCTTCGTTAAGTTTATTCATTTCTTTTCCTGACATATCTGTACTTGCAAACATCGTGTCCGGAGCAGGTGCCCGAGTATTTAATGCACTACCAGGTGTTGCAGTATTTGATTGCGCTGGGCTAGACTTCCATTGAAGCCATCTATTCAACAAGTCTTCTAACTGTTGATCATTTTGTCCAGCTTGACCAACTAATGCTTGTACTTGCTGTGCAACAGTTTCGGATGCTTGTATAGTTTGGGCAGTTCCTGGAGTACTAATCATTTGAGTTAGTGTGGCAACAGGATTGTTTTCAGATGGTGTTCCTCTTTGATCAGGTCCTCGTGGATCATTTGCATCTGGATCTACTGCTGTTGTTGTACCACCTGGGTTACCGCCATCTCTTGGAGTAGCACTTGGTGGATTAGTTTGATCTCCACGTGGATCATTTGGATCACCTTGTGTTCTTGTATTAGCATCATTTTGTACAAATGCTCTAAGTCGTTGCAATCGAGGTTCAATCTCATCTGCCATGTCTGGATACATTTCTAATGCTTGTGTTAGCGTTTGTATGTGCTGACGCATTTGGTTAAGTTGTTCTTGTGTTGCTTCAGTCAACTTTAAAGCTGATTCTATTAGATGTCTCATTATCTGCCTCCTGGTGTTACTTGACTTAGCAACTGGTCTATTGCTGGTAATACTTGTTGTCTTAGTCTTAGTTGACTTGGTGCAGTACTACCTGCTGCTCTGTTTGGGTTTGCTGTAGGTCTCGGTGCACCACTTGAGTCATTTGCACCTGGTGCTAATGCTGCATCTCTTTCTCTGCCGGCATCTATTGTGTCTGCATATCTTGCTCTAAGATCTGCACGTTCTTGATCTCTTTGTGCTCGTAGATCGTCTGTGTTAGGTGTTTCTGCACCTGCTGCTGGTTCTTCTGCACCTGCTGCTGGTTCTTCTGCACCCGATGCAGCATATTGAGCTATTCTTGCTCTAGTCTCTGGGCCAACAATACCATCAACTTGTATACCTGAGTTTTGTTGGAATGTACGTACAGCACGTTCTGTTCCTGGACCAAATATACCATCAATCTCGTCGCCAGTCATTCCTAAATCACGTTGTAGTTGTTCTACTTCTGCACCTCTACTGCCGTTACGTAGCATTCCGCCACTAGCACCACCGCTTGCTGCTGGTGCTGCTGCGCCGCTATCAGCTGGTCTTGCTTGTGGACGCTGAGATGTACTTGGAGCGCCGCCTGCACCGCCGCCTTGTGCTGCTGCTTGTACTTCAGGATCTGCTGCTGCTGCTTGTGCTGCTCGTTGTGCTTGATTTCTTTCGATACCTGCGCCAACCATTGCACCCATTAGTGCTGCTACAAGTGCAGGAATCGCTTCATCAAGTTGTTGGTTTTCTAACACTTCATTGCGTTTCATTATTTTGCTCCTATCGGTGATTTTGTGTTTTCAGCATCGCCAATATCCTTGCTTTCGCCTGGCTTGACGTTATCGATAGGATTATTTTTACTTTCTTTGCGAGCTGTTTCTAGTTCTTTTAGTAGATCCATTACACGACCAGTGCCTACACTTTCTTGAGCACTTTCGCCGCCTAGTTCTTCTACTGTTAGTTTTGCTACATATTCTTCTGAATCTTTTTCTTCTTGGTAAAGTTCTTGTGGTTCATTAGGATTGCGTACGATAATGTGACTTTGCGGAACACTGCAAACTTGTCCAAGATATTCTTGCAATACAGTTGATGTTGTTGGATAAGTTAAGTCAACTTCGAAGTAAGTTACTTCTGTGTTCTCTAGCTGGGGGAAATCCAACGGACGTTCTTGTATTGGTGTTTTTTTACCTGGAGACATTTTTTGAACAGCATACTTTTGTAATGCAGTTTCTACCATGTCTTCAAAATGTTCAGGAACTGGTCCTGCAACACCTATTTTAAAGGTGTAGATTTTCTTTGATTCTGTCAAATATTCAGCAAAAGATTTCATTATCGTTTATCCTATAGTGTATTACTATTTATCTTTATCTAGTCCTTTTAGGCGCTCAAGAAGACTATTTCTGTCAGTAACAACATAGCCTTCTCCGTTTACAATATCACCGTCTCCACCAGTTGAACTATCTCTATCCATTTTTTCTTTTTTAAGTTGCAACTCAACCATTTTTAGTTTTTTATCTAGTTTTGCAACCTTGGCATCTAAACTTGTTTTCAGCATGTTGCCTGCTACTTCAAATACTCTACCACTGTAACGACTTTCAACATTCATGCCAAGATCCATTAGATCATCATATGCACTCATTGCTTTATCTGCAACTTCATTTAACTCTTTATCGGCCATTTCGCCAAGACCTTTGACAGCCGGTAACGCACTGGCAATCTTATCAAACTCCGCAATATCTCTAAAAGTATCCTCTTGACTTACTATTGCGTCTTCGGCTTTTGAACTTTTACTTTCTTTAACAATGTTTTCATTGTCAGGGAGATTAAGCATTTCTTCTAGTTTTTTTGTCATAGTAGTTGTCCATTATATACTACTATATTTATCTACGTTTGCCTTGATGAAAAATATCTCCTTCGTTGACGATACGAAATGTTATACCTTTTTGCTTGCAGTATGCTCTAGCAGCAGCCCATTTAGCTTGATTCAAGACATAATGCGCTTGATTGCTTTTACTACGTCCTAGTTGTTCTTTGAATGTATGATTAGCTGGTTTAACTTCGATAAGTTCAACATTCTGTTTGCCATTCCTATCTACATATACCATAAAAAAGTCAGGTACATATATTGTGTATTTTCCAGTAAAAGGATTTCTATAAGGTATTCTAATAGCTTCGCTTGCCCATTTTGTAACGCTTTCATTTAAATCACAAAATCTCATAAAAGCAAACTCCCAGCTACTTCTATAAGTAGGTGTCCTGCCCCCCACATACTTGTCAGGGTTTTTGAGAGTGTATTTGCCTTGTGCAAAACGTGCCATTACAATCTTATATTTCTTTTTTCTACTGTTGTTGTTCTATTAGTTTCTGTTAAACCTATTAAACTTGTTTTGCTTCTTTTATTATTCAAAACAGCAGATACTGTTTTGCTTATTTGCACTTCGGATAAACCTTCTAATGTATCTAGTAACTTAAACACATTTATTTTTTCAAACTTTGCCTGTGATAATAAAACACTTGCCGTTGCAGTTGCAGCCGAGTTATCAAATCCTCTTTTCCTAAAAAAACCTACAACAGCATCTACATCGTTACTGTTATAACTTACTTTTTTTGAATAATATGTGTCAAAATATTCTTTAACTTCTTTTGCACTATCATTTGTATTTGTAATACTTTGGTCTGTAATACTGCTCATTTTTTATCCTATAATACTAGAAGCCGGTCTAGGCGCACCTCTTTTTACATTTGCTAACGCTCTAAAACCTATTTTAACAAATGTTTGTTTTACATCTTCTGGAGCACTATTCCACAACTTTCTTTTTTCTGGTAATGAGCCTACTGCGCTCATATCTTTGTTTAGTTTCCTAGCTGCTTTTACCAAATCTTTCAGTTCAGCTTCTACATCTACTCTAGAAATATTTGGGTTACTTGATATTTGAGCTAACGCTGCTGCTTGAGCATCTGTAATAGTTTCTGGGAAGTTTGTTACTGCTGTGTCAATATATGTTTCAAAACTATCAACATCTTCCTGTGGAATATCATTGCCTACAAATATTTCTTCAGGTAACGTGCGAGATAATGCAAATCCAAAATCGTCTGCTGCTGACGAACTGGATGTTATTGCTTGTAATGCTTCGGTAACACTATTGTAACCAGTTAGTGCTAGCAATGCTGTTGCGTAATCAACCTGTGTTGATCCTTCTGCTTTGGTTACATTATCGTTGCTGTTGTTACTTGTAATAAAAGTAACTCCGGTGCTTCCTATGTCAGTATTTACACTGCTAGTTGCAGTAGATACTAGGTCACCTTCCTCTGGAGCAGTTTCGGCTTCATTTGCTTGAAGTCCTGCTAATCCTTCCACTTGTGAATCTCTAAATACTATATCGCTAACAATATCACTAAACCATTCGCCAAAAGTTTCATTTAGATCTACACTAACACTCGATGCAGTATCTCCTGTACGTAGTGTGCTTTTTCTAATATCATAATGCTCTGCTGTTGCAAACATGCCAGGATTATCTTCATCTGTTTCGTCTCTATTGTACAAAACAGTTTCGTATGCTATTCTCATTGTACTGCTTGTTAAACCGCTAGTATCACCATAATCAACGTTATCATGCTGCCAGTTTTGTATTAATGGATTTACTAATATATATTCAGTGTATTTACTTTTACCATATTGTGGATGAAGTTGGTATATTTTTATAGTGTCAAAAAACGGAATTTTATATCCTGCTGCTGTTGTAGCACCTTCTTTGTCTAATCCATATCTATAATAGTTAAAAGTACTTTGTTTGTATAATGAAGTATCATTATATGCAGTGGTAAACTCGTTTCTGTAGTTAGCATCTTGATAATAGTATCTAAAATATGCTTCCCATAATAGTGTGGTTAATCCAGCGTTATCATCATGAAATGAAATATTTATAGGATCATAATCTATTCTAGTTTGAATAAGTTTTTTCCTATTGTATTGATTTTTTGTATCAACACTAAGATTGAAAGAAGGTAAATCGGCTTGGGTAGTTAATAGGTTAAACTCTTTACCTTTTAAAACATTAGCCACTCTGGTTCCTAAACTGCTTAATGCAGTTTGATTAATATTGATATTGACATGATACAAAAACTTAGACTTAGGCATAAGTCTATAATCATTGCGTCTAAACAATGCAGACGCATGAGCATAGTCTCTCAGCAATATCTTTTCGCCCGCTAGATTATCATAATATTTAAAGTTAGTAGTGACCATACAGTATTTATCAATCCTTATAAGTGCGTACATAAAGAATAAGGTGCCCAAAGGACACCTTAAACTTAGACAATCTCTTTACCTTTATTAGTTGCCGCCGCCTGTAGCAGAAGTGCTTACGTTACGTGTCACGGTTGAGCCAACGCCATCGCCGATTGGTGTTTGTACTGCGTTGTCGTATTGGATTGATAGTGAAACTGTTGCAGGATCATTTGTTGAGTAGCTCAAGCTACCATAGTCTACTTGTGTTAAGTAGCAACCATATAGTTCCCAAGTTTCTAATACTGTAGGTGTGTTAACACCGTTACCGCCGTCTAGTATTTCTATTTTTTGTGTAAACTTATAATCTAAACCTGATGCAGCACTTGACTGTTCAAAAAAGTTAAACTGCTTTTGTAGTTGCTCGCCGACTAGTTTACTTACGTTTCCGTTTACATCGTCACGTAATGTTAAACTTACAGCTTGCCATGTGTGTTTGCCTGCTAGGTAGATTTTACTGTTGTAAACTGGTAGTTCGATTTGATCAAACTGAATGTTTGGACGAGTTGCGTCGATTACCTGTTTTGTAAGTTCTTGAGTTTCGCTTGATACACCAAAGTTTTCCAGTGTAACACGGAAGCGATACTGTAGTTTTGGCATTAGCAAACCTTGACCGCTTGCGCTTGTGTCATTTGCTAATGGTACTGTTAAATTTAGTAGAGTTGAGATTGCCATCTATTATTTCTCCTTATACACAAGTATTTATCATATTGGGGCCAAGTTTCCTTGACCCCTCAGATTTTATAGACCTGCTATCTCACCTGTGTTTTTAATACGTAGTGGTATGTAAATAAACTCTACTGCTTTTACTGGTTCTATTGCAATATCAACGTACAGTTCGTTTCTGTCGATTCTTGCAGGTGTGTTGTTTGATTCGTCACACACTACCAAGAAGTCGTATAGTGCTCGTAAACCAACCAGTTCAACCATTAAACTTTCTACTTGTTGTTTGATTTCATCACGTGTGATTTTATCATTTGGTTCAAATAGGTATGGTTTTGCAAGTTGATTTAGCTGACTGCGTAGATATACAGTAAGTCTTGCTACATTTACACGATCTAGTGCACTTGCATTTCTTGCACGAGTTTTTTGTCCAAAGACAACCAGTCCTGCACCTGTTAAGAATGTTATCGGGTTAACATTATTTTGGTACAATGTATCGCGCTGTCCTTCATTAAGAGCAACACTTACAAACTCGCCTTCGCTGTTGATATAACCAGTTGCAGTTGCGTTAGTAACACCACCGCGTCTTGTACCTGCTGGTGCGAACCAAGGATAAGCAACCTGATCGTTCAGTGCAAATGTGCGTAGTACCATATGACTTGGTGGAACAACAATGTTGTTACCAAAGTTATCACTTGTAAATCCTGCTGGATAGTAAACACCTAAGTATTCATCTCTACTTACTAAGCCGTCGTCGTTATCTTCTGGAGCAAGTGCTTGGTTAGTTGCCCATTCGCTTAAACTTGTTGCATCAGATGTTAAACGGAAAGGTGTATCACCTACAACAAACGCTGTTAATCCTCTATCATAGTTTAAGCTAATCATTTCACCTATTAGTTCAGGATAACCTGGGCAAGCAATCAAGTTAAACAATCTAGACTCATCGTCTCGAATGTCTGAGTTACTGTTGACCATTGCTTGTAAACCTTGTACTACAACTTTACGTTGTGCGTTACGTCCAAATGATCCGCTACCATCTGTATTGTTAGCTGATTCAGTTACCCAACGGTGTGGATAGTATGCTGCCATTGATTCGTCGCCGAAACGATCGTTTCTGCCAGTTAAGTCAATATAGTTACGCTCAAAACGCTTAACATTGAAGCCGCTTCTACGCAAGTTCCATAGCAACATGCCTTTTGGATATAGTGCTGGGTCTGGAGCATCTGGATCAACATAATCACTTGTTAACAAATCAATAATAGTTGCTTCAGTAGCATTAGCTCCTGCATCACTCCAACGTGCATCAGCAAATAGTACACCATTTTCGGTTGTTTGGTCTGTGCTATCTAGTAGTATCCATTGTGTTAGTGTAGCATTATATCTGTACACTGTTGGATAGTTTTCTAAATCACTTGTATTAATCCAAATATCACCAGTTACTAGGTTTCCGCCATCTGAACGATCTCCGTTTTCTGGCTCTGTTGCACTTACAATAGGACCTTCTGGGTCTGGTGCCAATGAACTGTCTGCATCGTAGTATGGTGAATCTGGGTGCAATAAGCCTACCCATTTGTTACCATCGTGTACAAGTAAATCTACTTCAT